CACCCCATTGACGGTCGAGACGAGCGGGGCGCCATCGGCCCACACCACCACGCTTTCGCCGATCAGATGCGTTCCAACAGCAATGGTTGCCGATGCCGGCGAATTCACCCCCGACGCATGGGCATCCATCACCTTGCATGTGGTTGAGGGCTTGACATCGCTGTCGAGCGCCATCTTCTCGATATAGCGAACTGTCGAGCCGTTCACGGTGCGGTTGATGACGAAATACACCCGGTCCTGGGCATCGTCGGGAAGGACGGCAACGCTCTCGAACTCGCCATCCGTTTCCATCGGAATGAAGGCCAGGACTTCCTCAAGCGGCTCATAAACGACGCAAACGCAGGAGCCATCGTTGTTAATGACCCATATACGAGTATCCGGCCTTCTTTGGACGGCAAGCGTCTTGATGCCGGCGGTAAACAGATCCGTCGCCAGCTTGCTCATCTGCGTGGCGTTGTAGTCCGAACTCTGCCCGTCAAAGGAGAGTTCGAACAGTGCACGGTTGGAGCGATCGACAAACAGGCCTCTCGTATCCACGCGGGCCGGATCGATTGAAGATGCCCCGGTTGAAGACGAATCCTTGATCGACAGGTTGGTGGGTGTCAGCGGCTCATCGAAGGAGGACGACTTAACGGTGGAGACCGCGCCTTCCGTGCCCACAAGAAGCCGCTGGAGGGCAAGGAGCCATTGCGTATCGTTCACGCCGCCTGTGGCTATGGAACGCGAGATAGGCCCGCTATCGCCCTCCGTGGTGTCGTCAAAGTCCTCGAAACCATCGGAGACCGAGCCCCACAGGCGATCAGAGCCGGACAACCACAACCGTCCCTCAGCGAAGGTGACGGCAGAAGGCCAGATTTGCGTTGCCGACCACTCGCATTCCCGCCAGTTGTCGGTAGGATTGGTGCCGTGCAAGGGGGTGAGGATTTCAACATCAACCGACGTTGCGCTATTGAACGCCGTCACGCGGCAGATGCCGGAGCCTGCACTTGCGCCATAGGTCACGTTGATCGTGGCGACGCCGGACGTGTAGGTGCCTTCCTCGAACCCAAGCCTGTACCAGATGATTGCATTATCGCTGTCATCGTCGTTCTTGGTCGAGGCCAGGTTGGTCGTGATGTCGATGGTGGACGAGCCGTGCTGATAGGGATACGGCTTGAAGCCCCGATCGTCCCCGTCGAAAGAGCGCTGCCACCGAAGGGTTCCCGACCATGTTCCGGTGATGGTGTATGTCCACTGCCGGTCGTTCCAATCGGTGCTGGAGATGCCGGTGACCTTGAACGCATCGGTGAACTGCCCTGCCCCTGCCAACTGCGTCGAGCAGGAAAAACCCTCATGGAACAGCGAAAACAGCGTGCCGACATGATCGGTGGTGAAGAACGGCGCCGAAGATGTCAGCGTGCCGTTGCCCTCCGTGGCGCTCGGGGTGAGCTTGACTGCCCTGGTCCTGTCCAGCGTGAACGGCCCATTGTCGGGCTGGTAGTTGACCACCGACCAAGAGCGGGTTGAGCGCCGTTCAATGCGCTGGGGCCGATATCCATCACAGGCAACGAACACCACGTCCGCCGACTGAGCAAAGCGCATCTTCCACAGATCAGCCTCAAGCCAGATTGTCGGCAGCGTCATGACGCCGGCCGCTTCCACGGTGACGCTATCGACACGCTTCAACTGCTCCAGTTCGGATTGGAACAGCAGATAGAACGATGCTCCTGTCGGCGTGAAGGCAAGGGAATGCGTGCCCGTCCGCAAGATCGTTTCGTTGATGTATTCATCACCGCCCGAAGTCGAGCCGACACGAAGCGTTACCGGGCCGCGTTCCACCACAATGCGCAGCGCATGTTCCGTCCCGATCTCATTGACGGTGACGGTTTGCGAGGCGGAAGCCTTGGACCCTCTGGCAAGAGCCGTGAGGTTGAGGAACCCACCAGAGACGACACTGGTAGCGCCTGAAATGGCCGTGAGCGTCCAGCCGGTGCCGGACGAGAAATCGCCATTGGTGATCGCTGCCGTAACGGCCGGGCGCGTAACCAGCACGTCATCAACCTTGACCCGCAGGAGTTGGTTGGTGAATTCCATCAGCGCGGCGTCGGTAGCCCCGAACACGAACTCCTTCAGTCGGCAGATGGCGTTGGTGTAGGTGGTGGAGATGTACTGGAACCCAGGGCGCATGAAGGCTGGGCCGCTGGTGAGCGGAAGGAGATTGGTCTGGATTTCGGCGGCAAGTCGCATGCGCTCCAGATCGACGCGGGCAAGGTGCTTCTTGTCCTGGACGCCGATATTGAACGCCTGAAGGTAGGTATTTATGCGCGGCATTCAGAGGCCCCGGCGCGTGCCGTTCAGGGTTGAGCCATAGCGAAGGCGCGACCGCACCAGTCTGCCCGCAGGCGACCGCGCCACGCGCTCATCGACGGCATCAAGCGTCTTGGCTTCCGTCAGAAGCGTCTTGGAGAGATTGAACAGGTCGGTGCGGGTGCCCTTATCGGATGACAGGGGGAGTGCACATTGGAAAGCCAGATAGGCCGCGAAGGCCTCAGCGAAGGGCTGGCGCCATGCTCCGATGTTCCAGCCGTACTCGTCATCGTTCGAGACATAGCGGATGTAGAGCGTGTCATTGTCCGCATACCAGTAGTTGGCCTCGTCGGCGAAATCCTCAAAGCCAACCTGGAATGTCGGATCGGTCGAGATTGAAACGGTGCGAACCCAATCGGTAGGCTTGGAGAACGCATACTGATAGCCGAACAGGGCCTCCACATCCTCGTCCTTCTGGAATTCAGAGGAACGGATGGCGAAGTTCCACAGGCCCTTGGCGAGCATGTATTCGCCGGCTTCCTGCCAGACATCATCCAGCGCATAGCGGGCAGCGCTCGATTCCGTGAGGCTCGCCACGCCAGCCGCATTGCCAAGATAACGCAAGGCAGATTTGTAAATTGACAGTTTGGAGGCCATCGCTATTGAACCCCTGCCGTGTCGAACTCTCGTAGATCGGCCATGAACCAGCGCTTATCGGGCAACTCACCGATAGCGAATACTGCCTGTGTCAGGTCATCCGTCTCAAAACCATCGGCATCCAACCAGACGATCACCATGCAGACTTCGTTCGCATCGGTGATCGCGATGCCCGCATGGCGGCTCACGGCACCAATAGTCATGCAGCGAGCCCGGAGGCCTTCTGGGCATGCGCGACCGCCGCAGCAATTGCCTCTGCCCTCGTCTTGTGGTCCTTGCTGACCACCAAATGAGGGTCATTCGTCATGGCTCGCCATTTGTGGGCCGGCGCGAAATTGACGGTGTAGCCTTCGGGAGGCTGAGGGGCATCTTCCGGCAGTTCGTTCGGCTGCTCGATGACCGGCTGCTTGACGGCGACTTTCGTCAGATCGATCGCATGGAGGAGAGCCGTCTTGACCCATCCGGTGCCGCGCTCGACAACAAGCAGATGCAGGCGCCAGGAGCGGTCTTCCGGCGTGACGATGACCTCATCATCGACCGTGACCTTGGCGAAGATGTTGGCCCAATTGCCAGGGATGGAAACCTCTTCCATCGTCATGGTGTTTGGAACGACCATGCGCCGAAGCGTGCGGGTGAAATCAGCGCTGTTGAGCGCCGTGTTGGCGGGGATCTTCATATGTGCCTCATTTGTTGGGAGCGGTTCGGGGGCCAGCACAAGGCCAGCCCCCACGACCGCGAGGGAGGCAACCCGCGACCGAAGCCGCGAAGTCGCGTATCAGGTGATCGCGGTCGGAGCGGCCACCGTGGCAGCCGCGCCGGAAACCGACGCAACCTGGTAGCGCTTGTACTTGGCGGTGCCGGTGTTGATGGCATCGACAAGGTCGCCGACGCGCATACCCTTCGCCACGCCGTCCGAGAACCAGGAGCCACCAACGATGGTGGCGTCCGAGTCCGCAGCGGAGTTGAAGTACATGAACACGCGAGGCATGGCGCCACCCACCGGGTTGATCACCATCGCGAGATTGTCAGGAACGTAAGCCATTGGTTCGTCTCCTTACGTGGCAACGAACGCCGAGCCGTCGTGAGTCCACTTCACGATGCCGGTGTTCTGGAGGATTTTTGCTCCGTGGAAGACGGTGGCCCTGGTCCACGACACGTCCTGCTTCTCGTCGTAGCCGATGGCGATTTTCTCCTCGCCAACGTTCACCGCGTAGCCGATGGCGTCGCGATGGAAGAGATAGCAAATCTCGGCAGCGGTACCGAGACCGGTGACGCGGCTGGACACGGCCCAATTGATGCCCATCCAGCGGAACATCCTGCGGGCAGGACCGCCGAACGGCTTCACATCCACGTAGTCGCCAGAGGCGAATTCGGTGGTCTGAAGCAGGTAGCCACGGAACGCCGGGGAGATGATCGCGAACATGTTGTTCTCGTCTTCCACCGGAATATCCGCATTGCCCAGAATGGCCTGAGCGCCAGCGACCATCTGCAGCGACGCGGTCTGCGCCGTCGAAGGATAGTCCTGGGTAGCGTTGGCCAGTTCGGCAAGCAGCGTGAGATCGATATCGCGGTTGATGACCGCCATCGACGCATTCTGCATGATGCGCTTCTGGTCGCCCTGCGAGGCGAAGATGTTGAACCCGGTCAGCTCGTACGGAGCGTGCTTTTCAACGAGCGTTGCCGTGTTCTGGTTGTTCGTGGGGTTGCCGTACGGGATCTGCCCGTTGGTTCCACGGGTGACGGCGGTATCAGTGCCGGAACCGGAAACGAGGAACGTGGCCTGATTGCCACTGATCACTGCTTCCTTGGTCGTCATGGCCTTGAGCAGGCTCACGCGCTGCTCGAAAGCCCCGACGAAC